GAACTTGGACTGGAAATTCTACAAAAATACAGCATCATTCAAATTATTTATATATTCAAGGAGGTTCTAGTGGAATAATATTTAGAGCTAGCGGTGGGACAAATAGATGGCTTATTGATGGTAGCGGACACCTTGTAACTAATAACGATAGTTCTTACGATATTGCAGCAAGCGGCAACAGAGTAAGAGTTGGATATTTTGATGAGGTAGATAGTGGAGAAGTAAGAGTCAACAATGGAATACTTGAAACAAAAGCTACAATCGCCACTTCACACTCCTTAACTTCTGGTTTTAACGCAATGGCTGTTAGTCCTACAATTAATAGTGGAGTTACTATAACAGTGCCATCAGGTGCTGTTTGGGCTATAGTTTAATAAAAAACTATGCAAAACATTACTGAAAAACAAATTTTAGAATGGAAAGAAGAGCTGAAAGTTCATAAAGAAAGACTAGAACAAGCACAAGCTGTTGTTCAACAAGAAACAAAGTTTATTTCGATGATTGAGGGCGGTATTCAGTTTGGGGAGATGATGTTGAAAAAGATCGAGTCATTAGACCAGCAATCAAGTAAAGTGGCGCTAGACCAACCACAAGGCAAAACGTCATTAAAGTCAAAGGCATAGCCATTTTTAACAAAATTTCTTTAAGCATTATGTTCCAAAAAATTTGTCAGATAGCATCATTGTTGTCTCTTTTACTTTCAGCGTCAATGGCTGGCAGTGGTTACTTCGCATATAGATACTTTTCTAGCGAAGGTTTTAAAGCCAAAGTTATGAACGAAATTATGGAAAATGTGCAAGGATTAATGCCAAAAATGTTAGACAATACAATTCCAGATACGACAGGCAATACAATACCAGAATGGAAATCAATGAAATAAGTATTAGAGAAATTAATATTCCAAAAGTATATATTCCAGAAATATATAATCCTAATCCTGTTACACCTACAATACAAAATCTAGAAATAAACGTAGCTGGTTGTACTTATCAACATAGAGATATAAAAAATACTGGTAATACACAACTTTTATTAGATGACCCTAACGGTGTTTTTACAGAATGCGATTCTGTATTTCCTAGTTATTTTCCAATGGATTACAAACCAGATCAATTAGTAATTACAGAAGATTTGCCAATATCTGACAATACTCCACCTATGCCTGAAAGCGAGCAACCAAAAATAACACCACCTGAAAAAAAAGAAAAAATAGAAATACCTGAATGTCCTAGTAGGCAAGATCAGAAAATAGGAGATTACAGAAATGCAAAGCGCATTGAAAAAGTAAGTGGACACAAGTTATCATCTGATAAAACAGAGTGCATTACGCTTTATGAGGACGTACCGTTCAGAGAAACATTTATTGGTACACCTGAAGTACTTATTTCTACTGCTGTTATCGGTCTGGTCGCTGGTGGTTCTGCAGCTCTTGTACCTATAATTCAAGGTATTGCAAAAAGTGCTATAAAACAGATCGGTAAAAAATTGACTAAGAAGAAAGATAATGTAAAATAAAAAAACCCTATTCGACATGGCGATGGATAGGGCGTCTAGATAGGCAAGTTTCAACCCGTGCTTGTCTATCGCCTTATTTCAGGGATACAAACATATAGGGATAAAATTACAAGCGCCTTACAGGGCAATCTGGGAGGAGCAAATTAGTCATTTAGTTCGATTTTGTGCGTATGTGGCAAAACTTGGTTAGGTTGAGCTATTAATTTTATGCCATCACAGTTAATTTGATACTTACCAGTAAACACCACACCTAAACGCGCTTGTTCTCCACATATTTTAAGTCGATACAGTTCCATTTCCATTTTCGTTTTAGATATTAATAATTCTTGTGCTTCAATATTTACCTTTGCAGCTTTCTTGCATAACTGACCACCATTACCCAAAGGAATATTAAATTGCATAGAAATACCATAATTTAGGTTGTAATTATCTTTCTCGAATCTTGGTGTTTTTTGAACATATTTTACTGCGCCTGTGTCCTCGTCATAAATTTCTTGATATGTAAATTTTTCTATAGGCCGATTAAATGACCATGCATCTGTTAAATATGGAGTAATCGTAAGGCTAGGAGAAGTACAGACAATACCTTGTGAATATCTATTTTGTGGTAACGAAGATGGCGTTATCATAGTGGCATTATTGTTGACAACTCCTTGTGCATTGCTGCTAGGACTTGCCACTGTTGTATTGGCTAAAACTTTTATAGGATTCAACAATAAAATTATTGTCCAAATACAGAAGTTGTTTCTGTGGTTGTTGTGGTTGTGATCGTGCGATTGATTGTGGTCACGTTTGAAAGGCCAGCACCTTGAAGTGATTCTACTAAACTGAAACTTTGTCCAGCATTGACTATTTTCCATCTAGGCACGGCTTCAAGATTTGGACTTGTCCAGCTAAATTGAACACCGCCAAGAGTTTGAGATTCACTAGATACTGTTGAAGGGTTGATGTAACCATTAGTATCGGCTGATTCAATATTGTGTCCAGACGCTGTGTACGAAAAACCAGAATTGTACTGGTGCGAGGTAATAGTTTCATTAATAACACTTTGCGAGGTCGAACTCATCGTGGAACTACCACTTCTAAATTGTGGCACCACAGGAGTAGCAAGAGTTCTTATAGGTAATGCTAATAAAACTAACCAAAAAAGTCTAGTCAATTTCAATGCTGACAGTTGTAGAGCCAATACAGCTAGTACCACTTCCACCAGCAGTACAGGTATGTATTCCTGAAGATAACGAAGTAAGAGCAAGGTTGCCAGCTGTTCCACCACTAATTACAGTTGTCTGACCACCCAATACAGGAAGAGTCGCTATACCGCTTGAAGGTGTTATCGCTGATTGTGTTACGTCACCAGCTTGGTAACTCTCACTAAAACTGAAGGCAGATCCAGCAGTAGTAACTGTTTTATTTGTATTCACTACAGCTGGTACACCATTACTCAAGCTTCCTAAATTTAATCCTCCAATGGCATTTGTAACTACACTATCGCCAGTTCCTGTAGACGTTGTAACATTATTTCCACTAATACTGTATGAGCTAGGAGCTGCATTAGTAATAACGTATGGAGAGTCAATAGATATTTGTGCAGAGGTTACATACTTTGCGGTAATTTCTGCGAATGCACTAGACGGAGAAATAAAAAGCAAGAAAGGAAGTAATTTTTTCATTTGATTCCTACATTAGTGTCTTTGTTATCTACTATTTTAGCAGTGTTATTAGGTTTCTTTTTGTTTACGCTTATACCATAACTGCCTAAAACTCCACTGGTCAAGCCAGCTAAGAAAGCGCCATCATTCCTAATTTTGTCCATATAGCCTAAAGTCATCATTGCTAACGACCAGACCAAAATCATAAAGCGTACAGCATGACCAAAAAGTTCACCCCAATCTGTACCCTCTTTTTCTTCTTGCTCCTCTGCCATCAGAATTAGTAATCTTGTTTAATAGTAGCAAATTAGCTATGTTTGGAAAGTAACACATAAATTTATGCTTAGAATCCTTAAACCTATCCTTATGACATTCGTTAAAACGAATGCAGTAAAAAAATTAATTCTTGATTTACTAAAGGCATTAGCTAAAACCACAGACAATACAATAGACGATCAAATTGTTGATTATGTGGAGGTGCATTTATGGCCAGAGGACAAGTAAAAAACATTGTAAATATTCTTACTAACAAACCTAGTCTCGAATCTGAGTTTGCAGTAGAAAGCGCTATCAAAGAATTATCTACAATAAAAGATATAAACGAGCTAAGAGAACTAGCAAGCCAATTAGCGCGAGCTAACCATAAACAATCTCATTTTATTGCCAACGCTTTAGAAATAATGTGTACGCAGCAAGAGTGCATACAATTTTATGAAAGAAAATTTAAAAAAAAAGCGCCTCTAATGAAGCGCCTTAAATATATTTTGTTTGGCAAAAATTAGGGACTTACTTAAGAAGAATTACGAAAAACTTAATGCCCTAATTTATATTTCCTTACTAATGTTTTCCCAATAATAAATCTCTTTTGAACAGTTAATCATTCTGTCTAAGATGTCTCTACGTTGATACTCGAAAGTAGTATCTGTATCAGGGTCGTAGAATATTTGACCCTCGTAAGGGTCGCTAGGGAATCTAGAAGGGTAGGTCATCAACGCTAACTGTCTCTTCTTCTGGCTCTGGCTTGCTCTGTGATGAGTCTTTTGGAGGTAAAGGGGCTAGTTTGCCACTATTTCCCCACATACCACCCCAAAGCGTAAATCCAGCTTCTTCATGATACTCTTTCTTGTCTGTATAGACTCTGATTGTTGAGCCATCTTTTTCTGCTTTGTCATGCATTTGCATAAAAAACTTTGCAGCTTTTAATGCATTTTCACAAGAAAAATCAAAAATTATGTTTTTTTCTGGTGCATAATCATTGACAGGATTAGGGTTGTCAAGGATTCTGAATTTAGCAGTAAATGCTGGTTGTACTTTAGCCATAATTAAAAAGGGTTTTTAGGTGTAATGTTGTTTTCTTTTTCCCACGCAAGAATCGCTTTAATGTCGTAGCGAACCTTAGCGGAACCTGATGATACCGCATATTTGGGAAGTGTGTAGTATTCGGGTCCACGATCTTTACGTCTCCAATCAACAATAGTTGCAGGGCTTAGCCCATATCTCTCAGCTAATTGGTCAGATGTTAAGAATTGCTGTTCGATTTGGTTCATGCTTGTAACGCTTTCCTCCTAGTGGCGATGAGATCAATAAGTTTATTATATTGGTCTCTGGACAATAAACCCTCTTCAAATCTACTTGCGAGAGTCTTTTCATGTTCAGCTAACTTTTCTACAGTTGTTGATTTAACGATAGCAGCGTTAGCCAATACAGCTATGTTCTGTTTAGGTTTTACAGTAGCTTGCCTTTTAGATGGCTTTGCTGGTTCTTCAGGGTCGATTTCCATGTTGTTATCCATGTCAGTTTCTAGACCAAGAATTAATTTAATACTGTATCTTCTTTGATAAGTAACAGAACCACCCCATACGTGCGCTTCATTCTTTCTCTCTAGATCTCTTGGAGGTAGAAAGAAAGGTAGTTCACTAACTTCTTCATGGCCACTAATATGCACTAACTTAGTTTTTATTGTGGTTTGACCAGTTGGTGTACAACCAAAAAGTTGTGATAAATGAAAGCCGTTTTCATGTAAAACAGGCTGTACTTTAGAGAGCATCTGCTCTAAAGGCAGATAGCTATATCCAAATTTGCCAGCACCTACTTCTTTAGTTCTAACTAAAGATGGAAACTCTTTTTGTGCTTTTTGTAATGCTTTAATAAAAGCTATTTTAGGATTTGTTTCACTCATTGCGCTTTAATAACCTCCAAGATTGATGTTTCTTTTTGTGCTGGTTTTTCTACCTTATACATATTTGTATCTGGTCTTGGTGCAATAAACCTGATAGTAGGAATGTTTTGAACGTGCTTGTTAAAACAAACTATGAAGGCATTAAGAATGAACCTTTGCGAGAACCAGCCACGCTTACGGTATTCAACATTAGTAATTTGATTCCTAAAGGAAAGTACAGCGCTATCTGGCTGTAAATTTGCGCCTAGTGTTACAGCGTCCCAAAACTCCCACATTTGTAAGTCTGACCAGCCAGCATCTAAACAAATCATTGTGAAACATAGGCCAACACTTATAGGGAAACATTTGTAATTTTTATGCTTTTTAGCAATTACAGAATAAAGAGCCTCTATAAGATCTTTTTTCTCTTCGTAGATTTTTACAATCTGCGCTGAAGATGGTGTAACAGTGCTAGACCATGCACGTTTAGGCCAGTGGTT